GAGCAGCCGTGTAAACGGTGGTTTCCGAAATGAGTTGTTCACCATTCGCAGCCCGCACAAGTTTGCGCGAATTCTCAACCCAACACCCATTAGGTGGGGCAAGGACAACAGGTGCCGCAAACAGGTCACCCATCGCACCCGAACCACGGAATGTTTCAACGGTCACCGTGTCAACGAACCACCGCGAAATCATCCGAACACCCACGGGTTCGGGATAAGCAGATTCTGGTACTCGAGCACCCTCTCCGCTTCCGGCACCAAACCCGTAATCGCATCCTCACGTGCCTTCGCCGCAGCAGCAGCATCCGCGAACGTTTCCGCAGCAGTACCAATCTTTGACGACAACGTGACAGTCGGTGTGAGCACACCACCTGTTAGCGGGTCGTACCCGATCGCCGCCCACGCAGCCGCCTGAATACACGTAGCCGTAAATAAGGCGGCGCTTATTTGCACATCCGTCGCCAACCCTGTCAACGGGTCAACGACGTAATACGCCATCCGGGTTTCACGCAACACCAACGCCGTAGCAGAACGCAACAAGTTCGTCGCATTCGCCGGCGCAGGCTGACCCGTATAATTTGCCAAATCGGAGGGTTGCGCCAACATGTCCGGGGTAACAAAATCGCCATAAAACGCAGCCATGCGAACCCCTTTACTTGACGCTATACATTTCGATCAGATCCGTTTTCGTCAACGCTTCAGCGTCATCCGGGGTAATAGGAGAATCCGTCGACTGGGAGGCGTGCACCGCCCAACCAACCCATTCACCTTTAGAGGCGTACGGGGGAGGCTGCACTCGTTCGGACTTCTCCCGGTAAGGGGTACCGTCAGCGTTTACACGCTTCAGGTACCCCTTCAGGAGACGGTCCTCAATCGGTTCGGAAAGCGGCAACGCCATCTCGAAAATGGTGCCACCCTCCCCGAGGATGTGAACCGTTTTGACCATCAGACGCGTCGACCATCCAGGGTGAACGCGGTCACAGTCATAACCACCGACGTTTCGATCGTCAGCGAACCATCGTTCTGGAGCACACGAGACGAATCGAACGGACCAACCCACTGAGTGGTGGTGTTCGCCACAGTCACCGTGACAGGACCCTGACCGGAACTGGGCGCGAGGGGCAGTGTGCCGGCGAGGACCGAAACGGTACCCGAACCACCGGATGCGTTCGCGACACGAAGCCACAGAGACACATTCGAGGACGGGTTAGCGGCAATAGTGAACCCGTTACCAGCACCAGCAACCGATGCGGTGCCAGCCGGATCGGCAACACCACCACCAGAAGTACCAGAAGCCGGAACGAGAGCGGTAGGAGTAAGAGCTACACGAGCCATGAGTTACGCCTTCCTTTCTTAGGAAACGAGGGTGACGTTTGCGGACGCCAGCGATTCGGGGCGGACAACCTTCGCACCGTAAAGGAACAGGCCCTTCACCGCGTCAGCGAATGTGGTCTGAGGGCGGTACGCCTCAACACTGGCGATCTGCTCAGCGAACGTGATCGCCTGGTTGTTACCGGCAATCACAACGGAGTCAGAACCGGTCGTCGGCGTCTGGTTCGACAGAAGAATGTCAAACCCGGCAGCACGACCAACCATGCCGTTACGCAGACCCTCAGACGTGCCAGACTCGTTCACGGTCACAAACCGGGAGTCGTGCAGCATCACACCGTGCAGGTCGGGACTGATCGCAATGGAACGACCCTGACGAGACACATTCGCCTGGTCAAGTCGGACAGCGAGAGGAATGAGAAGCTTGTCCCAAACGTCGCTCGCAGCGCTGCGCGAAATGCTGACCGCACCGAGCTGGTTAGCCGACTGGATCGATGTGTAGAACGAACCAATGTACAGGTCAACTTTGTCGGCCTCCGCATATGCGGCCTCATCCATGAGCTGAGGGATGACGTTGCCCTTAGCCTGACGGGCGTCAACGTCGTCAACCTCAACATCAAAGTAGTCAGACTGGTCCACAACGAGGGTACGCTGCGAGTCGGTTGCCGCGTCGGGGGTGACGTTGGTCACGTAAGGCACATACGTTTTGATCGTCGGGCGACCCACCGAGGTGATACGAACAGTGTCGCCAGCCTCAGCGATTTCACCTTCATAGTCACGGTTGATGAACGCCGAATAGACGAGACTGTTTCGCAGCGCTACAAGGAGCTGGGCGGACCAAATCTCTGGCCGAAATTTCTGGATACTCATGCGAGTATTCCTTTCAAAGGGTTAGAGCAGATGCGCCAACTTGCCCTCTTTCAGGGCTTTGTTGATCTGCTCAGGGGACATTGCAGCGAGTTGCTGCTCGGTGATTTGGCCTGTTTCCCCGGTCCCGCCGAGTTCAGTACCGCTCGCTGCTGCCGCCTGGACTGCTTTGAGTAGAGGGTTGGCCGCAATTGCAGCCGTGATTGCAGCTGTTACGGCTGCACCGTCGCTTGGGTCCAGCCCTGCGACGGAAGACATGAATGAGTTGGAGTCGAGAAGCCTCGACGGGTCGGCCCCGGTTGCCGCAGCCGCTTTGAAAATGGCGAGTTGGCGGGCAGCGGACTGTGCCTCAGCCTGAGCGGCAGTGAGTGACGCGGCGAGAGCAACTGGATCCGTGGCCGCGTCGGGTTTGAGGCCGAGGGCTACAGAAAGCTTGTCGGCGTACTCCTTGCGCGCAGCCTCGGCTGCTAAGGTTTTAGCGTTTGTCCGGTCGGTGGCGTTCTCCTTGCGAAGACGTTCGATCTCGGCGCGAGCTACGGTCGGGTTGTCCCAGGGTGAGGATTCAGCCGGCGTTGCCGGGGGTTCAGGCGTTGCAGGCGGTGTCGTCGGTGCGGGTGGTGTTACCGGCGCGGGCGCGTTGGCGGGGATGGGGTCTGACATTTCGTGGGCCTCCTGGGTCCATCGGGGGTAAAACCCGCTCCTGGCGGGACTTAAATGCGAAAAGCCCCACCGAAGTGAGGCTTAACAAGTAAAGAAAAGGGCGAAAAGTTTACATGTTCACGTGACGTGTAAAACTATTTGGCACCAAGATCGAGTTGTTCGCGCCGCGTGTTGCGGACACGCCCGGACGAATCAATGAACGCACGCATGATCGCAAACGCCTGCCTGAGCGACTGTTGCGCCAACGCTTTCTGCTCCGGTGTGTACGCGCCAGCAAGTTCACGCTTCGCAGCCCGAATATCCCGCTCAAGTTTGCGTTGACGTTGCGACTCGTCATAAGCATGCTGATCGGCCGCATTCCACTCATGCGGGGCCGGAATCTGAGTCACACCCGGGAAGAACGCCACCAACTCGTGCTTACAATTGTTGTGAAAAAGTCCCGCAGCCGTGGCGTCAGCGATTGTCGCATCCGCTCGAGGGTCATAATCGACGGACAGGATTTTGCCCTGCCAGGGAGCACACAACGGGCACGGGTTGCCATCATCCGTCACAGTGAACAGTTCAATCCCCAGCGACCGCATCCGGTCCAAATGGGACACGTTGAATGCACGCTGCGCAGCCGTCCTGACAGCCATCTCCACGTAAGCGGACAGTTCCCACTTCCGACCACGCGAATCGGTGAACCCATCCACCCCACGCCTGGTCAAAGCCCGGTACGCATCCGACTGTGCTTTGGCGGGTGTAGACCCCAGAACTTGCGAAATTGACGCGTCTACCTGTACAGCCTGGTAAATGTCGTCCGCATACCGGGTGATCCGATACCCGAGCCCATTCAGTTTCCCCGTCAAATCCTCACGAATCGCACGAGCCGACCGTTCCGCATGAGACTCAAACGAATCCCCCGAAACACCAAACGTCGGATCGACCGGTTCGCCCGGACCACCAGCTCGAGCACCAGCGGCCACAGCACGCCCAACCACTTGCGCCACCAGGGCCGGGGTTTCAGCCTGCAACTGGGTGGCAACATCCTTCGCCGCACGCCGCAAAGCAAACCGCAGAAGATCCCCCGACCCATACCGGGCAATCAGGGCAGCGAACCGGGTCAACAGTGCGAGCTGCGCACCCATGAAAGCAGCCAACACGACAGCAGACGCGGCAGTCACAATAGTGGTGAGCTTCTGATCCTGCTGCTGGGTTTGCGGATCAGACATGCTCACCCCTACGTGATCGAGTTAGCGTCCTTCGACATACCACCAACACTGATTTGCCCCGGCTTCTCAGGCGGCAACGACATCGGATCTGTTACTGACGCTGCGAACTCAGACTTGATCTTCGCAACCTCGTCATCCCACATGTCATCATTCCAATCAGGATGCAGAATGCGCACCGTCTGATCCTTCGACGCAGCCTCAGCCGTAAACAACGTTTGAACGGTTTGCGCCAAACGCAACATCGACTCCTGCACCGAATCCGGGAACTCCACCCAAATCTGCGCATCAACATTCGGTGTATTGAAAATGGCTTTATCAACCGCCAACAATTTCCGCATAATACGAGACAAATGCGGGGTTTGTGTGCGAATAAACCGTGCCCGAGTAAGGAACGTCAACCGTTCACGAGCCTCAACCTCAGTAGCCGTCGACTCAATCGACCGCGACTTACTG